CCTCTTTTCAGTTGATCGATGGCCTTGTTCTTGATACTTTCAAAATCAAATTCTTCTGACATAATTTAAACTGTTTTGCAAAGTTAATACTTTTTTCTTTCATGACACAGTTTATTTTACATTCTCAGATCTTATTGATAACCTTTTTGTTTATCTTATCTACTCTAGTGAAGTCTTCTTTGACATATCCATCCGTAACATTATGCGCACTAGCATGATTCAGAGAGAAAGCAACGTCATCCATAGATACCTTGCATTCATTCCTGGCTATACTGGCCCATGAGTGGCGAAAAGAATATGCTGTCATGTAAGGAAGACCACAACGGCTACATATATTCTTAATGCCTACCGACACAGCACGAGAGAAATTCTCTTCCGCAGAATACGTTTCACTAAAATTGAATAGGCGAGTGTTTCCTTTGTATTTTTCAAAGAGTGGTTTTATCATATCCGGAACGCTGATCTCCATATATGCGTTGTTCTTTCTCTCCTTACGCGTTTTCTTTCTATTGTAGCACAGTTTTCCATCTCTGTAGGATTCATTTCTTAGATCATACAGATCGGCCGCATTAATGCCGGCAAGGCATATTATAATCTTTGCTACTTCATATCCTATAATTTCTCTTGCGCTGTCACCATATTGAGAGGACGGAAAAGGCTCTTGCTCAAAGAACTTTCTAATGATAGTGGAATCTTGCCCTCTTTTCTGAGGTACATCTTCACTAGGTATCTTCACCTTTTTGAAAGGCTCGTTTGGCACTCTAATGATGTCGAGGTCATAATCATTGTATTCATCCATTCCACAACGGAATATGTGATGCATGTATGTAGGATACATGTTCTTTGCTCTAGCTGTGCCTGATAGGGATTCAACCCATTCGTTTAAACGCTTTGTGGTAAGTTCCTGAAATAGGATATCCTCCTTTCCGTAGAAGTTGATCAGAGAGTTTAGTGCAGTTCTGTAGTTTCGGGCACTTCTTTCCCGGTCTTCGTTGATCATCTTATTGATATGCTGATTTGCGAAAGCGGTAAATGAGAGAGCATTATCTTTATTTTCCAGTATATCGACAATCTCCCCACAACTTAGAAGATCGTAATGCGGAGTTCTGTTCAGCTTGTTCTTATAATCCTCGATCAGCTTTAGGCATTCGAGCAATATAAAGTTCTCTGTAATCTCATAACTTCCGTTGGACTCTTTCACATCATTGATGGAAGCAAGATATAGAGTTTTCACGTATCCGACTTTATGTTGATGTGTGATACGGATGAACACAGGTACAGGTCTTTCAACTATTTTAGTAGACCTGATACAAATTGTAAAAGTTGCCATAGTCAATTTTTTGTAATCTATTTGTAATCCTACCCGCACAAATAGCGTGTTTTTTACTTGTTTTTTTGTATCAAAACCGTATAAACACGAAAACAGGTAGTTAATGTTTTATTATTAACTACCTGAATATCAGCGACTTTACGTATGTGATCTGGATGGGATTCGAACCCATGACCCACAGCTTAGAAGCCTATTCTACAAAATCGTATAAATATTTTAATATCAATTGTTTATGAACACCATGTTCTTTTTTCGTAAAACATGCGTAAAACAATTTATGAGAAATTGATCACCACGGAAAATATTCATTCATAATTAAAGCATCTTTAGCGAACCATATATAAATGTAAAAAGTTGTATTTTCTATTCTAACAAATACCGATGATTCGTTTGAATACCAATAAACGGTTTCTGACGAACTTTTATAATTGAATCTTTCGTTCATGCTTTTTAGAATATTGCTAACAGAATATGAGCTTTTCAATAGGGATTGCTTTACGGCAACAAGATTATTCGATCCGTCAAATTGATAATACACTTTTGAATCGGAGTTGTATTGATAATTTAATCCTGTATATCCTCCAATAGTTCCGCCTTGTTGGTAACCTAGCATTTCACTTATTACATTAGACCTAGATTTACCAAGTTCAATTATTGGGTCTCCGAAATAGAAAGTTTTCGGCTTAATTGATATAAAGCAAGAATCTTTTACCCCTTTATATTCTACATACAAATAGGTATTACCGACCTTTGAGGCGGAAATATTAACGCTGTCACCGAAAATTGATTTAGAGGCACAGTAATCACTTTTGAAATACAACTTGCAATCTTTTATAGGTTTGTCAACAGAAATATTTCTAGACTCTCCATATTTTATAGAAATAGAATGATCCGAAAATTTAATAGACGATATTTCTGAGGGTGTTTCAGGCTCATTGTCTTTACTGCTGCATCCTAAAAGTATGGGAATAGCAAATAATAACAGTATTGATTTTTTCATATTAGTTACAGTCATTTCTTATACTTTTTTCTAAATTATCAAATTCATCCTTTAATTCTGGATAATCCTTTTTTAAAACAGATAGAGCATTCATTCTATCTTTAATGATGAATCTTTCGTCCGTCATTCCTCCCGCTACATTAACTAAGCTATCAATATATTTTTTGTGCTTAATCTCCTTTTCTTTAAATTCTTTCTGCTCGGAATTAAATTCGTCCTGCGCTTTCTGCTGAGGGGTTCTATTGTCGCATCCAAAAAACAATGCTGAAATAGATAAAAGTAATATTATTCTTTTCATAAATGATTATTTAATAGACATGCACATCATAACTCTGTACACTCCGAATATATGTTCAAAGTTAATCTCAAAAGGAGGATATTCCGGATTTATAGATACACACATTACCTTATCAGGGTCATTACCGGTTGCAGGCATTAGTTTTTTTATCACTGTTCCGTTACACGTATCAAGTACGTACACCTTACCCCAATCAATAAAAGCGCGTTCGTTGATCTTTTTAATTAATACCTGAGAGCCTGAAGGGTATTCAGGCGCCATACTATCTCCTGAAACCTGAACTGCAAAATCTACTTTCTTAATAGGAGATATTATTTTCTCACAATCCGAATCCTTTACGGAAATAACAAAATCATTCAATGTTCCTCCTTGCGCAGATATTGGTAGTAGCGGAATATAAAAAACATCTTCATTATTGGGTTCTGTCCTAGGAGCATCTTCTGTATTAATCATATTACCCTCTCCATTTAGTAACCATGACACATTTACAGTAGGAAATGCTGTAGTTATTTTTGTAATAACATTCATTCCTATTTTGCCTCTTGCAGTCCAGTTGCTCACCGTATTGGGCTTTTCGCCCATAGTTCTTGCAAAATCCGCTTTTGATTCACAAAAATGTGAAATAACAGAAGATATTCTCTCGCCTATGGTTTCCATAAATCATAAATTAGTGTGCAGTATACTTTTTTTTGTGAATTAGCGCAATTAGAATATAGCATACAATATAAAAATTAGGCAAAATATAGTCCTATTTTATTATATATAATGTGTACTTGCGCCAAAGTGTTAAACTTTGCAAACACACACATTTTTGTGACTAATTTATTTGGTAGTATTCACAGAAGTGTGTACATTTGCAACATCAAACAAACATTGATGCAAATATAGCACTATTTATTGAATACAACAAACAAACTCTATAAAAATGAAAAAATTAATCCTGCACGATGTTATGTCACTAGCGTGGCAACTCGTAAAAAGAAATGGTTACAGCCTTAGCGAAGCTTTAAAATGTGCTTGGGCGAACGTGAAGCTTAGAATAGCAATGAAAAGCAAGATTGTGAAATTCTATTTTCAAAAAGTAGATGGCACTGTAAGAGAAGCATTTGGCACTCTTTCGGATAAGCTAACACCTGAAACTTCGGGTGTAGAAAGAAAAAAGTCTGACACAGTACAAACCTACTTCGACACAGAACGTCAAGAATGGCGTTGCTTCAAAAAAGCGAATCTTATTAGAATCGCATAAAAAAAGGTGTGCAGACGCAGAGAATATTCTGCACACCTACTTGATTAGCTCTTTGACTTCTTGAACCTTGAACATGTGTTCACACACATGTGACTTTCGAAAAAACGCGTAGCAGAAATGCCGTGACCGCGATAATGGGCGAAATTAACTAATATACCACCGCAAAACCCTCTATTAAGCAGTAAGCATACAGTCTAGGGGTCTGTACTGGTGCAAGCTTCATTAGCTCAGTTGGCAGAGCAGCACATTTGTAATGTGCGGGTCGCAGGTTCGAATCCTGCATGAAGCTCTAATTTAACAAACAAAATCATGAAAGGACGAGAGAATTTAATTGAATTGCAAAAAATACTCAGAGAGCATATTGCCATTCTTGAAAAAATAGAAGATACTGGTGCGATACAGACCAATCTTCTGTTTGCGAGCAACAAAACGCTTGATATGATATTTAGAAATATTTCTGACGAAGAATTCTCTGCTATCAGCATGCGTAAAAACTATTACAGCAAGATAGGGTATATTGACACCCGAGCAATTCAACTTGCTGTATGTGACGTGTTACATTTCAGGATTTCAGAGCCTGACACGAGTTTATATTTCCCCGAATTAATAAAAGACTAACATGGAAGCACTTGGACTAACTTTGATGTCGACTATCGTAATAGTTGGCTTTTACTTCTTCTATTCAGCATGTAGGGATGAAGATGAACGTACGATATATGGCTTCATAAGAGCCAAAAATGGGATTAAATTACACAAAGAAGAGGTTATTCTTCTTTCGTGGATAATCTCTTTAATTGCATTACTTATAAGTGCAGAGTGCCTTATTTTATTCTGCATAATCTGTGCTATTTTCTTTGCTCTATCATGCTACATAATTCGCAACGTAGATGACTTTGAGCGGATTTACGAAAAACTAATTGATTGAAGATGAAACCATTTATAAAAAAGGCTGCTGAATCAGCCTTAAAAACAATGTTAGAATATTTTGAGGGTGGAAATATCGACATTGAAATAGGGGATGCTATTTTCACAATTTCTTATAAAAGAGAACTCTATGAAGATCGCTTTGGTGAGTATGATACCTGCATAACAGTGCAGAATGTAGTATGCACTTGTGGCAATCATAAATACCCAAATATATCGAATGGGATATGGGACTATTTCGAATCTATTAAAGATAAGATATACCCCGCATAACTCATTTGGTTTGATTGTTTGTTGGTTGGCGGTTGCTTGTGAAAGTAGCCGTCATTTTTTAAGTACATTATAATTTATAAATAATATGGCAAAAGAAACAGAAGAAAGAGTGCGCATCAAGGCACTCGTAAAAGGGGAGGCTATTGTGTTTCCTGTTGTAGCTTATCTCAAAATCTCTCGCATGGTGGCCGACCTAAATCGAGCGGCTAAAGTCGATAGAGAGATTGAGAAAGAAGAAGTAAAGTACTCTTTGCAGAAAGAGGGTGCACCACTAGGAAAATTCTTTGTAATAAGGAGAGTATGAACCAACCTCAGAGGAAATTGATTCAACTCGATTTCTATGAGTTGAAAAGATTATTGCAAGAAGCGGCCGAACTGGGTGCAGCGGCTAACGACAAAATGCGTGAACCGACAAACGACTTGATAAAGCAGAGAGAGGCGTATCGGTGGTTGAAGTCCTTAGGCAAAGAACCTATTCTTTTAGAAAAGATGGTCAACGGCGGCCTGATTAAAAAGAAAAGGATGGGTCCCGCTATTAATTCGCCAATCTGCTACTCTAAATTAGAAATTCGCTCTGTATTATCTTCAGAGCAACTAATGAGCGTAATTAATTTCAAATAACAAAAAAATGGAGAAAGATACAAGTGTTTCCAATGTGGAAAATGAAACCCTCAAATCAGAAAACAAACTTCTGAAAGAAGAAGTAGAAAGTTTGAAAGAAAGACTTAGTTCTTGTAGCAAACTTTGGTCTGAATCTCAACAACAGTATTATGATTTGAAAGAATCATTCAAAAACGTTGCTGCAATAGCAACCAAATTATCAAAGTAAGTATAACTATTAACTATTATATTATGAGTTTAATTCGTAAAAGCAATGAACTAGAAATTCCATCAAACATTAAGATGATGGTTTACGGTCAACCCGGTATGGGAAAATCAACATACGCATTGAGTGCTCCAAAACCTCTTCTGTTCGATTTTGACAATGGCGTAAAGAGAATCAACATCGAGCATTTAAAATCAGTAGACACCGTACAAATATCACAATGGGAAGATGTGCAGAGTGTGTTAAGTGAGAATCTAGATTCTTATCAAACTATAGTAGTTGACACTATCGGAAAAATGATGGACTACATCATTTCATTTAAATGTGGCAACAGAGCCCCTGCATTAAAAGATTGGAATGGAATCAATCAGGAATTTTCAAATTTCGTTAGAAACATTTCTAATTTGAATAAGCACATAGTATTTGTGGCACACAGGGACACGAGAAAAGAGGGTGATGATACGGTGTTTATACCATCGCTAAGAGAAAAGTCGTATAACTCAATTGTAACAGAGCTTGACTTATTGGGGTACATTGAAGCAAGAACCGAAAATGGACGCTCTCGTAGAACGATTACTTTCGACCCTACTGCAAGAAACGATGGTAAGAATACTTGCAATTTACCGTCTGTAATGGAAATACCTACGATTATTGATGCAAAGGGAAACCCAACGCACAAGAATACAGCTATTCAGGATTATGTTATCAATCCTTATCTTTCTATGCTCTCTGCAAAGAAAGAAGAAATTGCTAAATACGACAAAGTCATTAGTGAGATAAAAGAAGATATCACTCTTATTACAGATGCTCAATCGGCAAATGACTTTATCAGCAGAATTGATCAATTTGAACACGTAGGAAGCTCGAAACAAATGGCGGGGAAACTGCTTTCAGTGAAAGCCAAGTCCTTAAATCTGATCCTTAACAAAGAGAAGAAGTACGAAGAGAAACAATTAGAGCCGAGTTTATTATGAGCAATTTAGCGAAAATGGATATTCAAGAACAGGATCTTGAATTAGTAGTAAGCGAAAAGACACTAGGAAGCCTAACCACCAATGCAAAGCAAATAAAAGCGTTGGTGGAAAATGCTTTACCAAACTATGACATTTCAAATTACAATGAATCGAACATAGACCTTGCAAAGAAAGACAAGGCTATGCTCAACAAGGCTTCAAAGGCATTAAACGCTAAAAGGCTTGAATTTGAAAAAGAGTTTATGAAGCCATTTGCCGAGTTTAAAGAAGTGGTGAATGAAACTATAAAGCTGATATCCGAATGCTCCTTAAAAATCGATTCTGTGGTAAAACAGAGCGATCAGAAGTACAAGGATGATAAAAGAAAGATTGTAGAAAGCCTTTTTGCTGAAACTGGTTTTACTCTTATAACTCTAGGTAAGATCTTTGAAGAAAAATGGCTGAATAAGACTACTAAAAAGAAGGATATCAAGGCTGAGATTGAAAGCAAGATAGCTAAGATAAAGGATGATATTGTAACTCTTGAAGCTATTGGTGAAGATGTAGACTTATTAAAGTCCCTGTATCTTGACACGCTTAATATCAACTCGACAATACAGTATGCCAATAGCCTGAAAGCCAATAGGGAGAAGGTAAAAGCAGAATCAGAAAAGGTCGTTGCCCCGGTTGTACAAATTCAAGCAACGCCTGAACCTAAAAAAGCAACGGCGATTTCTGCTTCTCAGGCTGATATATACGTCAGAGCTTTCAAAGTTTCCGGCACGCGTGAAGATATTATCGCATTGGGTGATTTCATGAATCAGAGAGGAATCATCTTTGAAAAGATTGAGTATGAAGAATAAACTTATAGGAAAATTTTATGCGACTATCCTCGACTCTTTCTACGACTACATTCACTCAGATGTAATTTATCAGAAGTATTGGGGATTTTCAGAAGATCCGCCACACACGGAAGAGGAGTTTGCACAAATACAATTTGAGGAACTTATCAATCGCATTAACAGAGTTCCATTTGATAGCGAAGCAGCATCTAGAGGAACTGCTTTTAATGAATTGATAGATGCCTTAATAGAGAACAGGAAACCCAAAGATGTAGAGGTTGTAAGAACGCCTGATAACATGTATTATCAAGCTATCTACAAAGAATGTGCATTTACTTTTCCAATCCCTCTTTGCCGTGAATTTGCAAGTTATTTCAAGGGGGCTCTTACTCAAGTGAGAACAGAGGCTATCTTGCCAACCTGTTACGGTGATGTTCTTGTATATGGATTTATAGACGAGTTGTTGCCAACTTCTGTGCACGACATTAAGACAACAAGCCGATATTCAACTTTTAAGTTCAAAGATCACTTTCAGCACCTTGTTTATCCTTATGCTTTGATGCAGAATGGCAATGACGTAAGGCTCTTTGAGTACAACATTACGGACTTTAAAGATACGTACACAGAGAGTTACACTTTCGTCCCCGAAAGAGATATACCGAAGCTCACTTCACATTGTGAAGAGTTCATACGGTTTTTAAACGAGAACAAAGAACGGATAACAGACAAAAAGATTTTTGCTATAGATGATTTATGATTTAAAAAACGAATATCAGCTTCTTGATTTCAAAAATAAAGTTGATGCACTTATTAAGGAAGGGTCGGTTGTTGAGGTCAAGAAAAAAAACAAAAATCGAACGCTTCCTCAAAACCGTTACCTTCATTTAATTCTTGGATGGTTCGCTTGCGAATATGGATCTTCTCTAGAAGAGGTTAAGATAGACTTCTTCAAAAGGACTTGCAACAAAACGATATTCGAACGAAACAAAGTGAATAAATCGGGTCTTGAAGTTATATATCTTAGAAGCTCTGCAGAACTTGACACTGGAGATATGACACTTGCAATAGACCGATTCCGAAATTGGGCTAGTGCTAAAGCCGGTATATATCTTCCCGCTCCTAACGAGAATGAGTTTCTACTTCATATAAGTAATGAAATAGAGAGAAATAAGGAGTATATATAAACGGTGTGGAAACCAACATAGTACAGATGGTAACAATAAGATCACCCACTTTAAAGTGGTATAATAGGATGGTAAGTGGTGTAAATGGTTTATTCCGGTAGACACGATTCTCTTTCGCTGAAAGGGAGTAGGTTGTGGTTCGAATCCGCACTTACCAACAACTCATTACGAGTTATAACCAGCACCTTGAAAAAAGAGGTAGGGCAAGCTGACATGAATGTTTGGTAGCCATGACAGCTCGGAAAGACGAGCACATGCAGTCGTGGCGGAATTGGTAGACGCTTAGTCCATTTGGACGAAAAAAGGCATTAAAGTACACAATGTTGTTAGTTCGAATCTAACAGACTGCACACCCGCGAGGGCATAAATTCATAATTTAAGAGTTTTTATTTGATTAATGTTAGAAAGTCCACCTACTAGCGTGTAGGTGGCAAATCTGGGCGGGGCGGTTCGCTATATGTACCGAGTACTCCATATAGTTAGAGTTCGATTCTCTTCCGTCCACAAACAAAAAAAACATGAAAACAGAGATACCTAATTATACTCTAGATGCACTAATACGGCATGTAGAGCGGGTTTGTTCGCATTGTAGAGTTGATCCTTCGGATGTGAAAACAAATGAGGCTTTACGGCTTTTAAAATCGGATATAACGAAAATAAATAGACTGAAAAATGAAAAAAGTAAGTAAAGCAACAATTGTAAAAAGAATAAAAAGAGGACTTGATATTTGTCCTATATGTGGATGCGCTCACAAAAAAAGAGTGTATCATGATACCGAATATTTGGAAATATGGGTAGAATTATTTTGCAGTAATTGTGGAATACTTCTTTGCTTTGCAGACCAAAGTCCATTTTATGATGTGTGTGATATCATTAGAGAAAAATTAAAACATATTACTTATAAAGCCTGCGTAAAATTGGCTAAAGAGTTCAATAATCAGTATTAAAAAAATAGCATGTTTTACAAAAATAAAAAAGAGGGCTCAAAAATTCATAAAGCGAAGAAAGAGCCTGATTATAAAGCCAAACTTGATAGAGAGTTTTCTCTTTTTATTCGCCTCCGAGATGCTATGCCGAATGGATTCTTCCGATGTATCAGCTGTGGGCAAATAAAGCCCTTTGAGCAAGCCGATTGTGGTCATTATTTTTCACGAACTCACACAGCAACGAGATTCGATGAAGATAATTGTCATGCGGAGTGCCGATTTTGCAATCGATTCAAAGCAGATCATTTGGATGGCTATCGTGAAAACCTAATTATAAAAATAGGTAAGCAAAGATTCGATTTGTTGAAATGGAAATCTTCAACCTTTAAAAAGTTCACTGATTTTGAATATAAAGAATTAATAAAATACTACAAAGCACTAAGCAATAAATTAAGAAAGGAGAAAGGAATATGAAAATAAAATATAAATGCCGAGACGGAAAATACCGTGAATACGAGGTGGCAGAGTACGCCTGTAAAAAAAGGACTTGTTTCGTTCCCTTTGAGGGTAACGGCCAAAGAATTTGTCGATTATACGAACTTGGTAAATGCCCCGAAAATCCAAAATAAAAAGAATCTGACATGTTTAAATTACGTGATTACCAAAAAAAAGCAAGTGATGAAGCTGTATCTTACTTTCTATCAAAGACTGATAAGAATTCGTTAATGGTTCTCCCGACCGGTTCAGGAAAATCAATAGTAATTGCAGATATAGCCGCAAGACTTAACTCTCACATGCTGATTTTTCAGCCCTCTAAAGAAATTTTGGAGCAAAATTTTGCTAAGATATGCGCGTATGGCATTCTTGACTGCTCTGTCTATTCCGCTTCAATGGGATCGAAGCAAATTTCAAGAATAACTTATGCCACGATAGGCAGCGCGATAAATCATCCTGAACTATTTTCGCATTTCAAATACATTCTAATCGATGAATGCCATTTAGTAAATCCGAAAGAGGGAATGTATAAAGCTTTTCTAGAAAAATTAAATTGCAAGGTATTAGGGTTAACGGCCACGCCGTATAGATTGAAATCCACAATGGAAGGATCTATGCTTAAATTTCTAACAAGAACTTATCCTAAGTTCTTTTCGAAGTTAATTTATCAGGTCCAAATATCCACACTGTTAGATATGGGTTATTTGGCGAAGCTGAACTATTATCAGCTATCGCCTGTCGGGTGGGATAGTAGGAAGTTACAAAAAAATTCCACTGGAGCGGATTACACGGATAGATCGGTGCTAAAAGAGTATGAGCGAGTAGACTTTTACTCTTTTCTTGTTTCTATTGTGAATAGATTACTCTATAAGGCGGAAACACCTCGTAAGGGAATACTCGTATTCACGCGCTTCTTAAAAGAGGCTGAGCGGCTTGCAAATGAGATTCAGGGATGTGAAATAGTATCAGGAGATACTCCCAAGCCGGAGCGAGAAAGACTCTTGAATGATTTCAAAAGTGGAAAAATAAAAGTCATTGCAAATGTAGGAGTACTTACCACTGGTTTTGACTATCCTGAATTAGACACTATCGTAATGGCTCGCCCTACAATGTCTCTTGCTCTTTACTATCAGATAGTAGGCAGAGCGATCCGTCCGCACCCGGATAAGGAGTTCGGATGGATAGTTGATCTTTGCGGAAACATAGAAAGATTCGGAGAGATAAAAGATTTAGCGATAACAGAAGAAAAGCCCGGACTATGGCAAGTTGTAAGTCGGGGTCGTCAACTTACTAACGTATTATTTAATTGAAATGGAATACTTAGATTTTCTAAAACAAAAGATGGCAATTAGCCATCAAACAGGGTTTAAAATAGATAAAGAAGAGCTGACTGATAGTCTATATCCGCATGTGAAAGATTCTGTTATATGGGCGGTTGAAGGTGGATGCCGCGCTATCTTTTCATCCTTTGGTATGCAAAAAACGGTTACTCAATTAGAAATACTTAGAGTAATACTTAAAAACAAAGGAGGTAAAGGTTTGATTGTATGCCCTAAACGAGTTGTAATTGAGTTTCTAGAGCAATCAGAGAAGCATCTTTCTCTTACAATAAAATACGTTCGAAACATGGCTGAAATAGGGGCTTGCGAAACCGATATAATGGTTACCAACTACGAGCGTGTAAGAGATGGAGATATTGATCCTTCCTATTTTACAGCCACCTCTTTAGACGAAGCTAGTGTACTTCGTGGATATGGTACAAAAACATACCAAACGTTTCTGCCCAAATTCAATGCCGTTCCTTATAAATTTGTCGCTACCGCCACACCTGCACCGAATCGATTTAAGGAAATGATTCACTATGCAGGATATCTAGGAGTGATGGATACAGGGCAAGCGCTTACTCGATTCTTTCAACGAGATTCAACGAAAGCAAACAATCTCACATTATATCCTCATAAGGAGAAAGAGTTTTGGTTGTGGGTATCAACTTGGGCTCTATTCTTAACGAAACCATCAGACTTAGGATATCCTGACAATGTGTATTCACTTCCTGAACTTATTACTCACGAAGAAATAGTGTCCGTTGATAATTCAACAGCCGGCATAGATCGAGATGGGAATTTTAAAATGTACCGTGAAGCTGCTCTTGGATTAGCAGATGCCGCAAAAGAGCGTAGAGATAACATGTCCGAAAAGGTTGCAAGGGTGGTAGAAATAATAAACCGCCCAGAAAACAAAGATGATAATTTTCTCATTTGGCATGATCTTGAAAGTGAGAGGGAAGCTATATGCAAGGCGTTACCCGGATGTAAAGCTGTATATGGCTCTCAAGACGACAACGAAGCTGATAAAGTTATACAGGATTTCAAGGATGGTAAATTGAAATATCTTGCAGCTAAACCAGAGATGTTAGGGGAGGGTTTGAACTTCCAATATCACTGCCATAAGGCAATCATGTTCATCGACTATCGATTTAACGATAAATTTCAAGCAATTGCACGAATATACAGATTCATGCAGCTATTCCCTGTTGACCTGTTTTTTGTGTATGCAGAATCAGAGGGCGAAATTTTCAAGTCTTTTATGGAAAAGTGGCATCAACACACGAAGATGGTTCATAATATGGTGCAGATAATACGCGAAAATGGTCTTTTCGGGCTTAATGCGGAAGAAAAGATGATGCGCTGGATGTTTGCTCAGCGAGAGGAGAAAAGCGGTAAATTATGGAAATCTTTCAATAACGACAATGTATTAGAGTGCCGAAGCATGAAAGAAAATTCTATTGGCCTTATCGTTACATCTGTGCCATTCTCTAACCATTACGAATATACACCAACGTATAACGACTTCGGACATAATTCGGATAATGAAAAGTTTTTCAAGCAAATGGATTACCTAACTCCCGAACTTCTTCGAATACTTCAACCGGGTAGAGTTATGGCTGTACACGTTAAAGATAGAATTTTGTTTGGAAATGCAACTGGATTAGGAATGCCATCACTAGATCCTTTCCATGCAATGTGCATCAGCCATTATATGAAACATGGATTTATTTTCTTCGGGATGATTACAGTAGATACGGATGTAGTAAGGGAGAACAACCAAACATACCGCCTTGGCTACACAGAGATGTGCAAAGATGGTTCTAAAATGGGTGTTGGATGTCCTGAATATGTGTTGCTTTTTCGCAAGTTGCCATCTGACACATCACGTGCCTATGCCGACACTCCAGTGACAAAGAGCAAAGTAGATTATTCACTCGCGAAATGGCAAATAGATGCTCATGCAAGTTGGAAAAGTAGCGGGAATACACTTTTGAGTATAGACGATATGCGGGGAGCGGGGATAGACAAGCTTCGTTTTCTATTCCGAAATTATCAAAAAGAACACATATACAGCTACGAGCAACATGTTCATTTTGCCGAAGAATTAGACTCCTATGGTAAGTTGCCAAAAACGTTTATGGCGATTGACCCAGTTTCAAAAAAAGACTGGATATGGGATGATGTAACTCGTATGAGAACGCTTAACTGTAAACAAACACAGAAGAATAGACAGAACCATATTTGCCCCCTTCAGCTCGATATTGTCGATAGGATTATTGATAGATTTTCAAATGAAGGCGATATTGTATTTGACCCTTTTAGTGGAATATCAACCGTTCCATATTGCGCCATAAGAAAGAGGCGTATCGGATGTGGCGTAGAGCTGAATCACGGCTATTGGAAAGATGGACTGAGCTATCTTAGAGAGGCCGAGATGGATGTTACGGCTCCTACTTTATTCGATATGCTAAGTGAATAATAACAAATAAATTTTAGTAAAATGATGCAGAACTGGTTCGTGTCTAAAATCAGATACGAAAAAACAATGGAGAATGGCATGGTGAAGAAAGTAACCGAGCCTTATTTAATAGATGCGCAGAGCTTTACCGAAGCCGAAGCGAGAACAATTGAAAAGCTACAACCTTTCATGAGTGGCGAGTTTTTAATTTCAGATATAAGCAGAGCGAAATACACTGAAATTGTAACAGCTAATCAAGGAATCAATTTAATTGACGCAGAGGCTAAAAAAATTCTTGGCGAAAATAGTCGAGCAACTTCCGATGCAGATAAGTGGTACGATTGTAAACTATCGTTCATCTCATTAAATGAAACTACTGGAGCAGAAAAGAAAACTGCATGTTTCATGCTCGTTAATGCATCAAGTTTGGATGCTGCAAATAATACTTTAGTAGAGCACATGCGCGGGACTATGGCGGACTACGTCATAGACAAAATAGCGGAAACGCCTATCGTAGATGTTTTTCCGTACGATGGTGCCGATAATTCGGAGAAGTAATACAGTTTTAACTAGCCGCCTAAAAAACGGCTTAAAACGCTTTAAAATGAATAAAATACTAGTAACGTTATTTATCATGCTATTGATATTAAATATATGTGACGTATTATTTCATATTCCGAGCAAGGTAGATCAAATACAGAATGTTGTGTTTACGGCATTATTTCTTGTGTTAATTATAATAAGTAAAATAAATAATAAGATGGAAAAGAAAATAGAACTTATACCCGGTACACGGGTAACAATAGAAACAAGTGAAAACGGCAGTACTATTTCTATTTGTGAGAAAGAAACACCTAGCTACAAATTCAAGGATGGCGATTTCATATACACCGAGTATGAAGATGAAAAGTGTATCGGAATTTTAAAAGGTGATTATAAAGGTGATGATCAGCCAATTGAGCTGTATTGCGCCCTGTTCGGGATAACTACTTTGGTCGATGGTTTTAGAATTGGGGCTGAGCGTAAAAGGCATGATCGACTAGCGACTTATTCAGAGAAAAAAGAGATTTGCAAAATGTTAGAAAATCGTGGACTTTTTTGGGATTCTATTTCAAAGATAATTGCCGATATAAATCCAGTATTTAAGGTTGGCGATGTAGTAAAATATGAAACTAAAAATGGTTGGAGCAATCAATACCTTATAAAAGATTTAGCATTGGCGATAGGGGGATCATGCTCTAAAGATGAGCTTTATAACCCCACATGTGGACTTTTATCTTTTAGAAGTGGATCATTAAATCTAAAATTAGAGGATAGTATTGGAACTAATAGTTTCTTTAAATTAATGGAAGAAAAAGGCGTTAAATTCAATCCTGAAAGCGGGGAAGTTGAAAAAATCAGATGGGATCTAAAAAATGGCGACCATTATTATTACGTTTCATCATCTGGTGAAATTTCAGACACTATGTATACCGAAAATTGCGAAGCTGATAAAATCAGAATCTCAATAGGTAATTTTTTCAAAAGGCACATACAAGCCATATCTGCTTCTAGGAAATTTAAGAAGCTATTCGCTGAAATTCAGGCAGAGTTATACAAATAAATGCCATGGACGGAGGATGGATAAAAATACACAGGAAAATACTAGATTGGGAGTGGTACGCTACTCCCAACATGGTACAAGTTTTTTTGCATTGTCTTTTTTCTGCAAATTATGAAGATCGAATTTGGCATGGAATTAAAATTGAAAGAGGTTCATTTATTACATCAATAGGTGAAATAGGACAAAAGACTGGTCTATCTGTGCGACAAACAAGAACTTGTATTTCGCGTTTGAAAACGACAAGCGAGTTGACAATCAAAACGACAAACAAATACTCTATTGTAACTGTCTGTAAGTATGTCGATTATCAACTTTCAGAAAGTTTTAGCGACAAGCAAAACGACAAGCAAACCGTCACTCAAACGACAAACAAAAACAGCGTTGAGCGACAACAACTAAAGAATATATATAATAATAAAGAAACTAAAGAAACTAATAAAGAAACTAGCTCTATCGAGCTAGTAAAGAAAAACGCATCTGTCGATGCTACTCTCGCTCGCTCTAAAATTTTTTATGATTCGCTTACTCCATTCGTTCCAATCTACGGAAAAGAAATGGTCCGTGACTTTTACAACTGGTGGAGCGAAATGAATAAGTCGAAAACTAAAATGAATTTTGAGTATCAAAAAACATGGGATGTTGAACGCCGTCTTCGGACGTGGGAAAAAAGAGAAAAACAGTATGGGAGAAATAATAAACCAACGGCAGGATCTAACAACAACGCCTCTGCCGCAAACAAAGCAGCAAGTCGTCGCGATCTTGAAGCAGCAGCCGACAGAATTCTGGGCGAGCCTTAATCCTGCAACGGTAGAAGATTGCTTCAATCCTGAATTGCCTAGTATTGCAAATATAACTTCAGAGATTGGCGAAGTTAAAATGATCGCCTTGATGGTTAAGTGGATTAACTCTTTCGTGAATTTCTACTCATCGAACGGTACGATGGATGCGTATCAGATTGGCGACACTATCAGCCTAATTCGTGAAGAGTACCCGCATTATACGCCGATGGACTTCAAGCTTTTCTTCAAAATGGCTAAAAAGGGCTACTTTGGGCAAATTTACGGCAGGATGGACGGAGAAGTGATAATGCAATGGCTTCGAAAATACGACACGCATAGAGATACCGCCGCACAGGATATTAGCATCAACGAAGCTAAATTACTTGAAAACGCAAAAAAAGCAGAGGATGGGGCTGTATCCTACGAGGAGTATTTGACTTTGCAGAAAGAAAAAGCACGTAGGGGTGATTTGCTTGCCGCTGAGGCTATTTTGAATGCCGAAACTAACAAGTCTTTGTTTAAGCAAAAAACAAGCCCGCAAAACGAACGAAAACAAGTCATTCGTGGGAATATTTACGAGAAATGAAAATAACAATCTACTGGAGAACCACCAATCAGGAAGATATTAAGCGAATAAGAGAGAAATTCAATCTCCCAAACTATACTTCGATAAACGGAGAAACACCGTGCGAGGTTAGCGATTCGGATTTTCCGCTGTTGAAAGAAACTGAAAAAAGGGGCTTCATACAAATTAGAAAAAAGTAAAACAATGAAAATAAGAAACAATGATTTACGGCACAAGTCGATTGATATTGATATATCTGATTGCGTTACAGTAAGTTTACATAAAGAAGAATACGATGAGTTAGTTCGTCTTTTATTGCCGGAAATGAAACAAGAAATTAAAGCTGCAATATCTCTTACAAGAAATGTTTATAAACGGCGCGAGGAGTGTAGGCAATTATTAGATGAAATTAGAGGAGTATTCTACAATTGCAATGATCCTTGGTGTAGTCTTAAAGATATTAAAGAAATTAGTGAAGAAGAATTAGAAAAGATTCTAGACAAGCACAGTGATTTATTAGGATTTGATTAATGCAAGTAATTATGAAACAAGAAGTTTATAGATACCAATTAAGAACAATAAATAATGGTTGGTTGGGTGATGTTATTTTAACTAGTGATGGATGTTTTTTCGCTAGAACCGATTGGGGTAATTTCAATTATCATTGGGACAGCGCGGGAGATATTAGAGAGTTTATTTTAAGAATTGATGGATGTTATTTTAGTGGTAAAATGCTAATAAGCACAGATGAAAGGAGTAAGAAATTAGAGATGAAGTGCTATAAATTTTCCGAAAAGATTCTTCCAGCATTGAAAGAGGCGATTAAAAAAGAATTGGAGTCGGAAGCATGAGAAAGCCACGTAAACCAGACGAGGTGGAGCGCAAGCCCGACTTGTCTGAGGGGAAATCCGACATCTCCGAAATTATAAAGAAGCGGAAAGATGCTGAAAAAAATCTCGTTTCATTTCGAATTAACGCTAGCACCGTAATTTTGGTTGATCCTAAAAAGGCAAATGAAGAATACAGGAAAAAAAGCATTCAGAAGTTGAAATTAGCAAATACAAAGAAATTATGAAAAGAATAAATTTCAAAAAGACGGCTAGATTGCAGAATGTAGCCTCATGTGATGACTTGAAGATAAAGCTTCATTATATCCATTTTGAAAAGGGCTTTGCCATAGCATCAAATGGATCAGTACTAGTTAAGATTAAGATTTCAGAGATAAGTTCTCTTAGTGAGGAGCAAATACAAGCACTTGATGGAAAGAGCCTATACAAGAGCTCTTACGCTTCTATACTTAAGTATAATTATATTCTCGTTGAAGAAGACGGAATTATTGCTTATAACGATCCGCTTGCTAAAGTTAAGTTTATGTTTTCAGATGAGGAATACGTAGATTGGGAAAAAGTTTTTAATGAAAAATTGAAATCAAAAAACATTCCTACAGAACGTATTTTTTTCGATCCTAAATTGTTAGCTAACGTAATGAGCTGCGTTGATTCTACATTCGTTCGGATGACCCACAAAGGCGGAGATCATGATAGCGCGTTCCATATCACATTTTCAGATTTGGAGAGCGAAGCTGTTTTGATGGGTGCGTTTGATGATAAATATTAAAAAGAACTATGAAAGCAACAGAAATTTTTAAGCAAACCATCAAGTCGTATCTTGATAAGAGAGCTAAAGAGGACGAAATGTTCTCTAAAAAATACTCCAACCCCCAAAAAAGTATTGATGAATGTGTAAACTTCATTTTCCAAGAAGTCCAGAAAAGCGGTTGTTGTGGATTTTCCGATGACGAAGTATTTGGAATGGCGGTACACTATTACGATGAGGCCAAAATCAAAGTAATAGAGAAAAGCAGATGTAGTGTGGTTGTTAACCACGTTGTCGAAATTTCAGAATTAGACAAAGCAGAGGCAAAGCAGGAAGCTATAAAGAAGTACCAAGAACTCTGTTTGTACGATTTAAAAGAAAAGGCAAAAAAGAAAGCTAAAAAAGCTCATCCTGTTATTGCTGAACCATCACTCTTTGACCTAATGCAATGAAACCAAAAACGAAGTTACAAAAGCAGGTAGCTGAACTGAGTGCTAAACTACCTGCTCTCACTGACAAACAGCGAGATTGGGGCATAGACCACTGTTTTGAGAAGATAGGTTATCTTAGAAAGAAATCTGTTTGGTGTACAGAGTGTGGAAAGACATGGGAACCTGAAGAAGGATCATTAGTTATTCAGCTTACTAGTGCCGTTTGTCCGCATTGTGGAAATCAGCTAAAAATAGAACTTGGCAGAAAGCGGAAGGATGAATACAGAGAGTATTATACCGTCATTACTACGTTTCATGGATTTCAAATACTTCGTAATTACGTAGTTCAAAAGAACTGCAAAGTTGGATATCCGGCTAACTATGAAATAAATGAAGCTGTTCAGAATTGGATAACCTCAGAAGGAAAGGATATATCAATGGCTCGTTCTACCGCAATGAATTATTTCTATTTTTATCTCTGGAATTGGAATTCACCAATGGAAATTCGCACCACATCAACAAATACGACAAAATATAATATCTATGCTAAACACATATATCCAATGCGCCGTTATATCCCGAACTTAGTCCGTAACGGATTCAAAGGCTACTTTCATGACGTTTCACCTCTTAGCCTTTTTAAGATGCTTCTTACTAATCCGAAAGCAGAAACATTACTCAAAGCTAAACAGTATAGCTTGCTCCTTTACATGAAAGGGTACGAACATATTATCTCGAAGTTTTGGCCTTCAATAAGGATTTGCATTCGAAATAATTACATAGTTAAAGATGCTTCGATTTGGGTTGATTATATGAACTTTCTTGACTATTTCCATCTCGACATCAATAATCCGAAATATGTTTGCCCGGCTAACTTAGAAGAGGAGCATGACAAACTGCTAAAACGCAAACGTCGGATTACAGAAAAAGAAGAACTCGAGCGGCGATGTAAGGAGGCTCTCAAGTGGGAGGAAGAATACCGAAAGCAGAAAAGCAAATTCTTTGGATTGTGCTTCGGTGACGATAATATCATTTTTTCAGTTCTCCAGAGCGTAAAGGAATTTGCAGAAGAGGGAACATTCATGCACCATTGTGTTTTTGAAGCGGAATATTTCAAGAAGCCGGATTCTCTCATCTTATCGGCTAAAACAAAAGCCGGTGAAAGGGTAGAAACTATTGAGCTTTCATTGAGAACATTCGAGATAATACAGAGCAGAGGATCTTGCAACAAGAATACTCCTTTTCATGATGAGATTTTAAATCTAGTGAAACAAAATATCAACCTCATAAAAAAGGCTGCATAACGACAATTTTAAAAACATACCTGATATCGGTAATGCCGAGGGCAGGTAAAAAACTAACAAATAAATAATCATGAAAATAAAAATAATATCTCCACTAAAAGATAAATTATTTGTCACATTAGGATCTTCAGGATACTTGTTTTTCAGTACCGAACTAGTAGATGAACTTGGTATAAAAGAGGGGCGATGGATTATACTAGGCCAAGGAGAAAATGGTAATTTATATATAAAGCCAGTTGACAAAGATAATATTTCAGCATTCAAAATATACAAAAGGAAAAATGGAAAATGTTCTGTTTTCTCAATTAATGTAAAAAATGTTTTGAAACAATTCAATATTGAGGTTAATAAGACACAGCGATATGAGATAGAAGGAATGGAAGATGGATTTTATAAAACAGATTTAATTCTAGAATAATAATTATGGATTTCAAATTAATAAACGAACTAGCAAAAGAGGTTCACAAAAATGCTGTTGTAAAAGGATTTTGTGAGAACACGCCGAGTGAAGAACACTTTCTGTGTTTAGTAGTATCAGAACTAATGGAAGCTGTGGAAGCGGATAGGAAATGCAATCACGCAGATATGGATTTTTTCAACAGAGTTATGAGTGTCTATATTCCAGAAATTGGTTCTGAAGAACTTTATTTTAAAAGATGCTTTGATGAGTATGTTAAAGACACGGTTGAAGATGAATTGAGTGATGCATTTATTCGGCTCCTAGACTTAGCAGGAGCAAAAGAATATGTTCTTGAAGGTGGTTTTATTTTTAATGAAGTCGCCAGTGAAAACTCTTTCACAGAAAATATATATCTCATTACACAAGGGACTGTATGCGGCAGTTATTCCGTAACTGGCCGTATTCAGTATCCCATTCTAAATATAATGAAACTGGCTGAAATAATCGGATTTAACCTTGAATGGCACGTGCGGCAGAAGATGCGATACAACGCACTTCGTGAATACAAACACGGAAAGGCGTATTAGACATGGGCAGTAAAATACTTGTTCCAAAGCAGTATGTAATCCCTCATCTTTATAAAGTTTATCTATTATATCGTGCAGGTGTTATTTCGTTTGAGAGCTTAATGAGCTTGATAAGAGAAGCTGCGGATTATCTGTGTGTAACGGATGAAAGTATTGCGGATGAGTTGATAGAAATTTACAATAAATCAGTTGTTCGGAAATCACGAACAGATAAATAATATTAAGTATGTTAAAAGATAAAATTGAATATTCTATATCCCTACTTAAAAAAGCTGAAAAATTAGCACTAACTATGTCCGATAAAGGTTTTTATTTAGCATTTAGCGGGGGTAAGGACAGCCAATGTCTTTATCACATCGCTAAAATGGCAGGCGTTAAATTTGAGGCTCATTTCAGTTTAACGACATTTGACCCACCCGAATTAGTCCATTTCATAAAAGATAATTATCCCGATGTAATTATCGAGAGGCCGCCCCTTTCTTTTCTACAGTTATGCATAAAAAAGAAAATGCTACCAACCATGAGAGTTAGATTTTGTTGCGCTGTATTAAAAGAGCAGGGCGGCGCAGGAACAGTTACGCTAATAGGGATTAGGAATCAGGAAAGCGCAAGAAGATCAGGCAGGAAAGAGGTCGAAACAAAAGGGGGTAAATTTGTTGGCACATTAGACCAGTTCAATCGATACAAAGAAACCGAGATAAATTGCGTAAAAGGTAAAGATAAAATACTTATATCCCCTATAATTAGCTGGACAAATAACGATGTTTGGACTTTCATTCGATCAAATAAGATACCGTATTGTAAATTGTACGATGAGGGATATACTCGAATAGGATGTTTGTTTTGCCCAATGAGTAGCCTTAAATCTATTCGAAGGGATGAAATTCGTTTTCCAAAATACAAGATTGCATTGATAAAAACCATAGACAAAATGCTGAAAAATGGTTGTTATAGTGATTTATCAGATCAATTTGAAAATTTAACGGCAAACGATCTTTATGAGGCCTGGATTTCAAAAGAAAAATTAGTAGGCTTTTTGACAAAAAAAAGAGATCAATTTAATATTTTTTAGAATGACTAAAAAAATACTTTTTAACGATAGATACGGCCTCACAGAAGCGGTACTATCAGGTAAAAAAACGCAAACGCGTAGAATGATAAATGTACCTAGGACTTTCAAGGGAGTATATGTAAGCGGTTTTAGGCTTGCTAGGAATCAATTAGGTGACTATTATTCTTATTTAATTGACGAGAACGAATTTGAGATTGAAGGATCTTATTTAAAACCTCAATACGGGGTTGGCGAAATAGTCGCTATTGCACAGAGTTATAAAGAAATAGATGATAAAGAAGATTATAATTCTATTTATTCGGGATGTCCTTTAGCTAACTCTTTCTGTAATTCTGCTGGTTGGAAGAATAAAATGTTCACCCGATCTAATGTAATGCCTCATCAAATCGAAATAACAGGCGTTCGAATAGAGAGATTACAGGACATTTCGGATGAGGATTGCATCAAAGAGGGCGTAGAATTTATGCGTACACAATGTAAGTCATTGATATATGGCTTTAAAGACTTTTTGAAAGATGTTTGGCTTTGGCGAAAAACGCCCAAAGAGGCTTATCAACTTTTAATCTCACGCATTTCAAGTAGAAAAATGTGGGATGAGAATCCTTTCGTATTCGTGTATGAATTTAAACTTGTGAAATGATGGAACAGAATATTAAACAGGCCAATATAGCGACAAACATCGCCTACATCATGGCCGATATTTCAGAGAGCGCGCTTCTCGACCTTGACAAGGCATGCAAAAATGCCGATAAGATGTTAAGGCACGAGGAGCGCAGGAACTTCAACGCTGCAATAGCTGCATTAAAGCGACTGAAGCAGCCCGTTAAGGATTGCCCCGAATGCGTGCAGGAGGACTTCGGGGATGATTCAGATTGCATCTACCAAGTAATCAAATTACTAATAGATCGCTGCGGGGATGACAACGGGAAGCTATTTCAATTCTACAATTACATCAAGTCGTTTCCTTCAAAAATGGGGATGGACTTAGCCGATGGAGAGAGGATCGCTTTCGGTATTAAATCGATAAAAAAATGATATTAGAACATATTTTGAATGAATTTAGTTTCTGGCTTAGAATTGATAAATCTAGAGTAGAAACGGCTATTGATAGTGTTAAACAAATGGGGTATCTGTCTATTCCAGATTTACGGCAATTAAGCGAAGCCGGTATTCCAATTGTTCAAACTATTGCAAGCGTTTTAGGAACAAACAATAAACAAGTTTTTGAACTCTTATCAAAAGAAGAAGATCGCATTACGTATCAGGATCTACTTCTTATTTTAGGAATAATAGCTAGCTATTTTAAGTATAGGGAATCTCTACATAGAAGAGTCGATGAACAGTTAAGTACACAGGACGAAATGAATGAAGGAGTTTTTCAAATAGAATTCGTTACTGGTATTAATCTTGATCCAAATGTTTTAGATAAGCTTAAAAACATAGAGGGAGCTTTCACCCTATATAATAGCATAAATGAGATGGCAGTTCCTTGCAGCAAAGAGAAAATTGATAAGAGAGCTAAACAGAGTAATGAACCATTTTATTATAGATTTGATAAAAATAAAAAAAGTAAGTAATTATGTCAGTAAACAAAGTTATCCTAATTGGGAATGTGGGCAAAGACCCGGAAGTAAAAAGGCTCGAATCAGGGGTCACAGTAGCAAGTGTTACACTAGCCGTTGGTGAGCGCGGATATAAGCTAAAGAATGGAACAGATGTACCAGAACGAACGGACTGGTTTAATATCATCATGTGGAAAGGCTTAGCCGAAATTGCGGAGAAATACGTAAAGAAAGGAGATAAGCTCTATGTAGAGGGAAAGATACGTATTAGATCGTATGCCGATAAAGCAGGCGTACAGCATTACATAACTGAAATCTATGCAGAGAAAATAGAACTCCTCACAAAGAAAGATGGCGTGCAAGAAAGTCATTCAGCAAACAACGATTTGCCGTTTTGATTATGAAAAAAAAGGAGCCGGCACTACCAATACAGACTCCCTTAAAAGGTTATTGCAAAGATACTAATAATCTTTTAAATAGCTATTATATGTTTTCAGAAATTTCAGAACTAAAATCTATCCGTGAACAAAAAAGTAGAATCTCGGAAAGGGAAAGGGAGTTATCAGCTCCAATTCTTCATGATGTAGAATTGATAAAGACTATTTGGACATGGTTCAGAGAAATACAAGACGAAAGAGATTGCCCATCAAGGAGTGGGGGAACACAGCAAAGAAAGATGTTTATTTTCATCATTCTTTTTCTGTATTCGCCAAGCGTGCTAGCCGGGGGAAGAATACCCAACGGCCTAAGAGAAAGTATCGCTATGGCCATTGATTGGAAAGATCGAACGTTTATCTCACATAATATTGAGAGTGTGGTATTTCTGTACCAAAATTATAAAGACTTCCGTTCAGATATTGACTATCTTTACATCGAAATTGAATCTCGTCTTCGGGGTCAAGGGCTAATCAAATGAAAAAGGGAGAGCTATTCGCTCTCCTTTTTTTGTCTTATACAATCGTTTATGAAACGATTTTTATTAGGCTGCTTGTCGACTACATCGATAAGATCGTGATCTAACAAAATGTGCATTGATTTTTGGGGGGTCAATGTTTTAGGTCTACGGCCGCCTCTATCTCCCCCTCTTCCTTTTTTTCTCTCTTTTTCTTCGGTCATCTCCTACTTATTTTAATTAAAAACTCGCCCGCTTTGCGCATGGCATTCCCTAAGACTTTCACATCAACGCAAGTATCTATCATGCGTAGATTCTCAATGTCAGATATACTTCCAAAGGTAATTTCTCCAACGAATCTAGGAAATTTATTACGATGAATAAACAACTTCCCATCTTCTGGAATAACCTCGTATATCGGCTCTCTCTCACAAAATTCACACGTAGTGGATTCAGGCAACATATCTTCCTCCGAAGCTGAAGCTGCTATCTTATCGCACATTGGACATTTAAGTACCCACATGCGCAATTCTTGGTCGTATTTCTTTCCAGAGATTTTCACTTGCTTATTTTTTCGAATATCTCATCTAGGGTCTTATTCGATGTAGGTGCAAACGTTTGCACCTTTGGATGTAAACCACGTTCCTCTTCGTCAGGGTTATTTGACATGATGCTAGAAACCATTTTCGTGCGAGCTAAAAGATCATAAGCCGCATCAGCAACATTTAAAACTTCTTTTTCATCTTCAGAAAAAGTATCGGCATAATCTCTACTATTTTGAAGAGAGACTATCAACTCTGATAAAGAGTTCATGGCATCATTTAATTTTTTATTCATATTTTTGGCCCGTTATGCCGGTAGCGCAGCAGTTAGTTATTTAGATTTCAAAAGTGAAATGTTCAGGGTATTTTTTAGCCGCTTGTCTAAAAGTCATCACCTCTGCTTTGTCGTAATAATACTCAAAATTTCTTTTATCAGCGGTCTTTTTAGTGGCCGCTACATCATAATTTACGATGCTATTAGAATCTATTACGAATACGATGTATTTCGCATTTGATCCATTTTTGTGATATACAGATAAATCTTTCATAATTATTGTTTTAATGGTTATTATTCGTCTTTGAGTGATGCAGAAGCTATTGCCCAGCTTTCTTGAAAAGCTGATTCGCTGAAATTATACTTTTTACCTTTGTAAAAGGTGTATCCGGCATTTTGTTCGCCGTCTTCGCGATCTAAATATTCTTCTATAATTTCATTTTCTTCTTCGTCGTCGTTAATCCTTTCAAGATCACTTTCGCCGAATTCAGTAGAAAGTACAACCGTTCTATGATTATGTCCATCCCAGTAGGTGTACGCCTCGTGCTCAGAGTGATTCTCATTTTCTTCTTGCCAGTTCTCGATGAAAGAATTAATATCTTCTTGCGAGATATTTTCTAGCAATTCGTTCTCACCATTTTGAGCACTTTCAAAATGATCATAATCAAGATTATCTTCGCTATATTCTATATCAAAATGCTTATATAAACATTCTAACATGTCTGATGAAGCGCTGCACCCGCTATTATCAAGAGCATAACACCCCGCATTATAACATCCGCATTTTTGGCCGTAGCGGTCGTAAGAATCACACACTTTAGCGGTTTCAAACCAACTTTCTTTTACGATTAGTAACTCGTCAGTATCACTAAACTTTTCTTTTACGACAATTAATTCGTTTGCGTTCATAATCGTAATTTATAAGTTGTTTTTTAAGGTCAAATAGGCTCTTCTACGAGCCTCTGTGCGTTTTGCAACATTATCTTCATCGTCGCAAAAATCGTATGTCTCTGAATCTGTGTAATGGATAGTGATGCCTAGTCCAGTTAGCTTGTATTGTCCGTATCCGGCTATCTCAATACTCATTTGTGCATTTCTAAATTTAAATGTCTTCATACTTAATACAGTTTATACGAGTGTCTCTCGGCGATGCAATCGCTATTTGTTTATTTGATGTTGCAAATATAAATATAATCTATTTAATACGATATATAGTTGCTATTTATTTAACATTATTTTATGTACATAAATAGCAAGGTTAAGCAAGCAAAACAAAAACAGTTCTTATGTACATGTTTAGCAAAAAGAAGTTAATGTTTTTGCTAAACATGTACATATATAGAATATAATATATATCTTTGCAACATGATAATAACAAATAAAGAAAACAAGATTATGAATACGATTGAATTAAGAAAGAGAATTATAGCAGATGCTATATTGACTACATTCGCAGAGGGCAAAATTAATACTCAAAGTGACGTAGATGTTATAATGATTAAAGTACAGAATAATCTTAATATGTCGGCAGATCAAGCTGCTGAGTTCTTTAAAAACGCAATAGGTACTAATAATTAATAATACGACTATGACACAATACATTGAAACATTATTAAAAGAAAAGAATATCAGTTTAGATACTTATATTTTAGAGAACGAAGGCAATTTTGGTTTGACAATAAAGATGCTAGTAGACTTCATCTATTCAATGCCTGTAAGCATTAAAAAGCAAGTAGAGAATACATTTAGAAAGATCGACTTCTTAAATGGCGATGTAATGAACTACATCAATTTTCTTGCTAAAGGTATGATTCAATCAATTTAAAATAAGGACTATCATGAAACAGTTAGAAAAACAAATTAGCGACGTTCAATCAGCTCTAGGCAATTTAAGTCTATGCTTAAAACTTGCGCTTGACGATAAAGATCAATTTATCAAAGAGTATGGGGCTCGTCTGTATGGCTTTCTTTGTGGTATTTCAGCCACGACAGAATCAAATGAAGCTAGGATAAATGAGATTCTATATAAAGATTAAAATTACTATTATGAAAAAGATTGGTTTAACACTAGAACAGTTTGCAGATATAAAAGCAAGCTGTGAGAAAGGATTAAAAAACAATTGTGCTGCTAATTGCGGGGACTTTGATACGGCATTTATCAAGATCGTAAATGAAGTACTTAGTGAACTTAATAAAGTAATTTGTTAATCCGGTAGCCTTATGGCTACCACAAAATATACGATTATGACAGTTTACGAAAAATCAAACAGTATTGAAAAGGTTGCATTAAGCAGATTTTCAAAGAAAGAATATCAATCTTTGCTTACTACCTGCGAAAGCATAAAGAATAGGCAGAAAGCAGCGCAAATAATCTGTGACTATCTTTCAGATAAGTTTCACATATCACATACAAAAGTGAATGTAGTAAATAGATCACAGCCACATAGTACTAGTTATTCAGGTAGATTAAGAAGTAAAACTTTGGGCACTTATACAGTTCAAACAGAAGTGATAACGATGTATAATTTGACAGCTATCAAAAAGCAACCTGTGTCAATCAAAACATTTGCAGGTACTTTACTTCACGAGTTTATGCACCATTACGATATGTAGCACTTGAAATTGGGTAATTCACTTCACACAGCAGGATTTTATAAAAGAATATCAGATTTAGAAAGTAAATTAAACTAAAAAAAATAATTATGATTAAATTGGTAAAATTTCAAATGGTTAATATAGATGTTAATAATGATATCTATATAAATACGCAGCTGATTACAAGTATTTATTGTGATTCAAATCCTGATAATACTATTATAGAATCAGGCGCGGACAATACAGCTTGTGTAATTGGATCGGTTGAAACAATTGTGAAAATGATTCAAAACTGTTATAGATAAATCAATTAAACGCTTAGCTACCGGCATGACGGGCAAAAATTATGAAAACAAAAAAAATGCCTTTAAATTTTCTAGCAGAGGCTATGTCTGCTGCTAAAAACGAACTTATTAACAAGTACGCAGGTACTTGCTGTGTATCAGCTACAGGACAGTACACTGTGTTTTGGCACGATAACAAATGTATTGTCTCGCAAGGCAACCTTAACGGCAAAATCGAAGCTGATTTTTGCATAGAGTTTGATCTTCGTTACAACGATGGTAGGGCTATTATTCTTTGCCAAAGAATTTTCAACTAATCGCCATTCTGATAGCTAAAAATCGCTCTACTAGTGATATTTAAAATCATATTGCCACATTGAAAAGAATGTGCTAACTAAGATTATACGAAATTGTATAGTAAGCTGAATATTAGGTAACTTTGTAGTGCGCGGGGTAGAGCAGTGGTCAGCTCGCTACCTTGACTTGGTAGAGGTCTCAGGTTCGAATCCTGATCCCGCAACAATTATTCAAACTAAAAAAAATGGAAATATTAAATCTAATCATCAAACAGGTTTACTTCGACCAGATTATAGCCGGCACGAAGAAAATAGAAACTAGAGAAGTAAGACCTACTACACAGGCGAAGTATGTCACATTGAATGATGACGACGAAGTAACAGGTACTATCAAGTACGATGCTATTCGTTTCTTTGTCGGTTACGGCAAAAACAGAAATAGCGCGCTTGTTGAGTGTAAAGGATCAGAGTTAATCGTTATAACAGACGAAGACGACAATCCCATTATGTACGACTATAAGGGTCAAGAAAACATGATGATAAACATCGAGTACAAACTCGGTAATATTATAGAAAAAAGCGTATAAACGCTCTAATTTAAATTTTATATTTATGGCAACAAGAATTGCAGTTGGCACATCGGCGAGTTCGTCGAAAGGTGTCACTGGCCGAAAGAGTCTCACTGGTGGCTCAGGTCAGTTCGTAACACGTAACCAGAAGTACCGTCAAGTACGTTCAGGTTTAGGCCTGAATGGTGGCTAACTAAGTTTTAATCATTAAAAAAATCGGGCTGAGTCGGTAGAATTACAACTGCAAATAATATTATAGACCTCGTTAGAAGAAATACTAGCGAGGCTATATTGTTTTGCAGCTTGGGAAAAGATTCTCTGGTTCTGCTCGATTTAATGTACCCTAAATTCGATAGAATTGTATGCGTGTTCATGTACTTTGTAAAAGACCTAGAGCACGTCAATCGATATATAAACTGGGCTAAGGTAAAATACCCAAATATCGAATTTGTTCAAATACCTCACTGGAATCTTACCTACATTCTAAAGAGCGGAATGTATTGTGTTCCCAACCCTAAAGTGAAACTTCTGAAGCTTGCCGATGTAGAGAAATCAATGCGTCTAAAATACGGCATAAACTATGTATTCTACGGCATGAAGAAAGCCGATTCACTCAACAGGCGATTGATGCTAAACACATACGAGAACTACGAGAGTGGCGGCAAGTGTTATCCTTTGGCCGATTGGACACAAAAGGATATACTCTCTTACATGCGATCATACAAGCTTCCTGAACCGGTCCGATATTCTAAAAAAGCGAGTGGGGGTATAGGATTCAACATTGAATGCTTCCTTTGGCTCAGAGCCAACTACCCACAGGACCTGAAAAGGATCCTAAAAGTATTCCCTATGTCCGAAAAGATACTATTCGACTATGACTATAAACACAATGGAAAATAAATACTTCAAATCAGAATCATTGGTGCTTAAACGCTCCGAGATTCACTTAGCTACATACAACCCTAGAGTTATCAGTGAGGAGGCAAAAAAGAGCCTCAAACGCGGGATAAAGAAATACGGGCTAGTTGGCGGTCTAATAGTAAACCGCAAAACAGGAATGACCCTAGTAAGTGGTCATCAACGCATCTCTGTAATGGATGAGCTCAACAAATATCCGGGTAATGATTACGAAATAAGAGTTGATCTGATAGACGTTGACAAAAAGGAAGAAAAGGAGTTAAACATTCTGCTCAACAATCCAAATGCTATGGGTAGTTGGGATATGGATGCACTTCGTGAGATGATGCCTGATATCGACTACAAGAGTGCAGGATTAACGGATGAAGATTTAAACCTTATAGGGTGTGACTTCTTGCTTCAAACAGAAGAAGAAAACTCACTGGCTGATGATCTAAACGCAATGATGTCTCCTGTGAATGAAAAGCACGCTGCCGAAAAAGCAGTAAAGGCCGAAAAGACACAAGAAGAGAAGATTGCTCATAACAAAGAGATAAAAGCTCAAGTAAAAGAAGCAGCAGATAACAAAGCACAAGACATGGAAGCATACTTCATGCTATCCTTTGACACCTATACAGCAAAGGCAGCATTCTTAGAAAGATTTGGAATCAATCCGGATGAGAAGTTTGTAAAGGGAGAATTATTTGATGAATTAGTAGAAAGAGTAGACTGATATGATTGCACCGGGAGAATTTGGAGAAGTTATCAATACAGTAGATAACCTATTAGGCTCATTGGAAATTCCTATGCCTGCCGAGTTTCATGTAGAACAGATGAAACGTGAATTGAAAGAAGTATCTGATAAACTAAAACGGATTTACGTTGAGGAAGAAGACGAGAACCCGTGGAATGAATAAACATTATGGCAAAACCTAAGTTTGACTTTTACGATAAGCAAAACCTGATCAGAATAGAGGGGTGGGCTCGTGATGGGGCAGATGATAAGCAGATAGCCGCAAACATAGGCTACAACGAAACGTATTTCTCTGGGATAAAAGGAAAAATACATGAATTATCGGAAGCATTAGCACGCGGGCGCGCGCCTCTAGAGTTCGTTGTTGAGAGCAAAGTCTATCGCAGAGCTCTTGGTGGCACTGTAAAGAGGCAGCAAGCTGTTAAGGTTAAGGATATCTATTTCGATGAAGAGGGTAGACGGTGTGAGAAAGAAAGAGTAGAAGTTGTCGTTTTAGAGGATGAAATCCCCGCAGATATGTCAGCTGCTTTTTTTTGGCTCAGGAATAGAAAGCCAAAGGTTTGGAATAAGCCTATGCCAAAAGAAGATGAAGAAACTTCAATTCCTAAAAATATCGAAAAAGGTATTGATATTGATTCGTGGATAAAAGACCATGTGAAAGGAAGCGAAAAATGATACAGCCTCAACCAATCTATTTCCCTATGTACGATGATAAGAGTAAATTCATAATACTTGTCACCGGTGGCCGCGGATCGGGTAAGTCTTTTAATGCTTCCACTTTCATTGAGAGGTTAACTTTCGAACAAACTCCCGAAGAAAAGATTGTTCACCAAATACTCTATACTCGCTATACGATGTCATCTGCTCACATGTCTATTATTCCTGAGATGATGGAGAAGATAGAGCTTGACGGCACAGAAAAGTATTTCTCAACCACAAAAACAGATGTGGTAAACAAAATGACGGGTAGCTGTATAATGTTTAGAGGAATAAAGACATCTTCAGGTAATCAGACTGCTAAATTGAAATCTATTCACGGCATAACAACGTTTGTATGCGATGAGGGGGAGGAATGGACGAATGAGCCAGACTTTGAGAAGATCATGCTTTCTATTCGCCAAAAAGGAATTCAGAACCGCATCATGATCATTATGAACCCGACTGATTCCAATCACTTCATTTATAAACGTTACATAGAGAAAACTCATAAGCTCGTAGATATTGACGGCGTACAGGTTCAAATCTCCACTCATCCTAATGTGCTTCATATCCATACTACTTACTTAGATAACGTAGACAATCTTTCAGAAGAATTCTTGAAAGAGGTTCGACGGATGAAAGAAGAAGACCCGGAGAAATACGCGCATACTGTTATCGGACGTTGGGCGGATGTAGCAGAGGGTGCCGTGTTTAAGAAGTGGGGTATTGTTGATGAGTTCCCTGAATGGGCAAAAAAGGTAGCTATTGGTCAGGACTTCGGTTACACTCATGACCCGTCAGCATCTATTCGTTGTGGTATCGTTGACAATACTTTGTATTTGGATGAGATAGATTATCGGACAGGGCTGTTATCTTCTGATATTATTAAGACGCTCCGGCCGTGGGGATTGAAAGTATATGCCGATAGTGCTGACCCTCGCTTGATTCAAGAAATACACAACGGTGGTATTACCATTTATGCGACGGAGAAAGGTGCTGGTTCAATCAATGCCGGTATTGATAAGATGCAGAGCATGGAGATATTCATCACTAAGAGGTCATATAATCTGATTAAAGAGTACAGAAGCTATGTATGGGCAAAGGATAAGGATGGGAACTATATCAATGAGCCGGAAGATCATGACAACCACGGTATTGATGCAGCTCGTTACTATGTATTATGCGCTCTTTTGGGCAAGATTCAGAAGCCAAAAGACCTTACAGGTATTTTTGGTCATTGATAAATACGGATTTTAAAATATAACTAAAAGATATTATTATGAATAGCTTAGAAGAAATACTAGCTCTAGATGATATTAATCAGAAGATTCAATATCTAAAGAAAGGGCGTAGAACGCATTTACCTAATGCAAGTGCGTTGTTATCCGATTGGGATAGTTCAAAGCATGAAATCATGTGGAATAAGGTCAAGTACCCGGATAGAAAGGTAAAAACACAGGAGGAAAAACAAATCTTTGATGAGAAGAGCGGAAAGACACGCATCGAGCCTGAAAAGGTAGAAGATTCTGTTGTGAATAGAATCTCTATACCATTAGAGCAAGACATAGTAAACATCCAAACAGCGTTTACAGTTGGCATAGAACCGTCATTAGACTGCACTCCGGATGACGGAGAGAAGAATCTATTCGAGGCTCTAAAGTCGGTCCTTAATAAGAACAAAATCAAGTACCAAAATAAAAAGATCGTTCGTTCATGGCTAAGTGAGCAGGATGTTGCCGAGTATTGGTATGTTTCAGATGATGATTCTTTCTGGCCTAGCTTTATTAAGAGGATTAAGGCTGTATTTGGTGTTTCATCTCCCAATAAGAAGCTAAAGAGCGTTGTATGGTCTCCTTTTAGAGGAGATAAGCTATATCCTTTCTTTGACGAATACGGCGATTTAGTCGCTTTCTCTAGAGAATACAAAAAGAAAAATCTAGATGATGTAGAAATTACGGTATTTATGACTGTGACAAAAGATTCTGTTTATCAATGGGAGATGGATAAGCTATGGACATCGCCTGAGGGAAAAACATTTAAGCACGGACTTCCAAAGCTTCCTGTCATTTACTCTTATAGACCTGAGGCTTATTGCGAAAAGATTAAGACTTTTCGGGTACGGTTAGAGAAGTTGCTTTCTAATTACGCGGATTGTATCGATTATCACTTCTTCCCTATATTGAAGCTAATAGGGGATGTTGAAGGGTTCTCCGGTAAGACAAAAGACAGGGTAGTTAAGTTGACTGGCAATGGTGCAGATGCACAATACCTAACTTGGGAACAGGCAACCGAAACCGTTAAGCTAGAACTTGACAAGTTATTCAATATGGCTTACGACATGACGAATACCCCTAGGATATCTTTCGAGGAGATGAAAGGCATCGGGCAGGTGTCAGGTATAGCAATGAGGCTTATGTTTATGGGCGCACACATGTCTGTGAGTAATCACGGTGAAGTGATAGGAGAATTCATGCAACGAAGAATTAATTTCCTAGTTAGTGCCCTAGGAACTATCAACACATCACTTGAGTCTGCTTCAAAGACTATTGAGGTTAGCACCGATTTAGTACCCTATATGATCGATTCAAAGAGCGATGACGTAGAAGTTGCTGTATCTGCCGTTCAAGGCGGTATATGGTCAACACGTGAGGGTATAATGTTTGCTGGCAATGCAGACCGAGTAGAAGAAGAATTAAAAGAAATAAAGGAGGAACAAAATGAAAAAGTACAAACTAACACCAAAATTTCACCAGAACAAAATACAGGTAACAATAAAGTTTAAGAAGTGGTATCTGTGGTTTTTATATTTTAAAACATTTGTGAAATTCATTTCATAATCATTGTAAAGCGGTAGTTCTTAGGGGCTACCGCTTTATTTTTACACAATAGACAAGTTGTGCTTTTTGGGGCTCGCGAATATTTCTCTTATGTGCTTATTAGAGCTACTTTTGTACAAAAGTCTAAACAAAAATAATACTTGTATGAAAGAAAAGATTTTAGCAGCATTGAAAACGAAATTTGTCGGTGTCGATGATGCAATTCTATCCCGTATCGCAGAAAAAAAAGCAATCGGTGTTGCGGACGAAAGCCAAATACCTACAATCATTGAGGGAGTCGGTTTTCAGGACGTTGTAACAAGCTATGGCGATTTCCGTGCAGGGGATGCTTCCAACTCGGCAGTAAAAAACTACGAGAAGAAACATAACCTTAAAGATGGTAAAACGCTAGAAGAACCCGGCAAAGAGCCAAACAAAGAACCGGATAAAGAGCCAAACCCGAACGACATGGCTACCATAATTGCCAATGCCGTAAATGCGGCTGTTAAG